TGCTACTCTAAAATTCTTAGAAGAAATAATTAAATGTATATCAAATAGAACGTTCCAGATTAAAAATAGTATAGAGTGGCATAAGTTCCAAGCTGGATTTAACTAAATAATTTTTTAAAACTGTGAGGGAAGGAGTCGAACCTTCAAGTCCCGCCAGGAACATCAGTTAAACAGACTGACACGTTTACCAATTTCGTCACCTCACAAAGAAATCCCTAATCAGGGATTGCTTGCATGATACGTGTGACTCCTATCCCACCTCCAGAACGAGGGAAGAAATCAAAGTTAAGAAACTCTTCAAGTTCTGCTTCTACTCTTTCCTTACCAAACTTATCGTAAAGAATCTGTGCGTATCCACCATCAGAGATAGTGTAGAATGTATCACGCATCTGTTGCTTATCGGTGCTACGTTCAGCAGAACCAATAGTCTCCATACCATTTAAGATTACATCAATCTTTCTACTAGTTCCATCATCATTCCTAGACATATTCCAGAAAGGTGATGTCCACTCAGGGAACTTAGTAATCATACCTCTACCAATTGCTGCTTCATGGCCGTGGTCAAGTTCTTTGACTTTATACTTGTCTTGCCATTCACCATAGGTTTTAATGCTTGATTCATCTAATGGTATACCAAGGTGTTCGCACAATTCAATCTCCATCTTTTCAAGTTCTTCTACACCTCCGTGCATTTCAAACTCAAACATAGGGAAGATTGTTTCGTGTCTACCTGGTACAGGATTAGGTTCTGCTCTGTATGAAGTAGATAAGCAGAAGAATCCTGCAGCATCTGGATTCTTAAGAAGTTCATATTCCAACCACATTTGTCCTGTCTGTGGTAGTGGCCAAATATTACCACCGTAGTTATATGTTGCTACTGTTTCTGGGTCTTCACACGCAGCAAGAATACTTAAACGATTCTGTGTATGGACTTCTAAAAAGTTTTTAGACAAAAAAAATGACCTTAATAGGTCAAGTGTCTTGGTATATTTTTTAGGGTCAATCAGACTTGTCATTATTTTAGGCTAAACTGAATTTATTTAGACATACTAAATATTTGAAGATGAAGATTTATGTTATGTCACATTTGGTCATATCAAAAAAGAATGAAGTATATCTTCATGTAGAAGCAGAAGTATATATTTACTATGAGTTAGCAGACCAGTTTACGTTTGAAGTTCCTGGTGCTACATTCTCTCCAGCATACAAAAAGAAGTTTTGGGATGGGAAGATACGTTTATTCAATATTCAGAAAAAAGAAATATATGTTGGATTGTTAGATAGAATAATTCAGTTCTGTAAAGACCATGAATATACTTACGAATTTGTAGATAATAAACATTACGGTACTCCCTTTGAAGTAAATGAAGGGATATCAAAGGAAGGTGTTAAAGATTATATGACCGCTATATCTAAGCACAAACCTAGAGATTATCAGATAGATGGTGTATACGACGCTCTAAGGCATAATAGAAAGTTGTTGATATCCCCAACTGCTTCAGGAAAGTCTCTGATGATATATTCGATTGTGAGATATTTTGTTGAGACTGGAAAAAATACTCTGATAGTTGTTCCGACGACTTCGCTAGTAGAGCAAATGTATAAAGACTTTGCGGATTATGGATGGGACGTTGGTTCATTTTGCCACAAGATATACGCAGGTAAAGAAAGAGAGACAGACTCTCAAGTCATTATTACTACTTGGCAATCAATCTACAAACTCCCCAGAAAGTATTTTGAGAGATTCTCTGTTGTGGTTGGGGATGAGGCTCACCAGTTTAAGTCAAAATCACTAATATCTATAATGACTAAACTTTCAGACGCTAAGTATCGTTACGGATTTACGGGAACTCTTGATGGAACTCAAACACATAAATGGGTTCTTGAGGGATTGTTTGGGCCTTCCTATAAAATCATAAAAACTGACGAGTTAATGAAGAAAGGGTATTTAGCTAAACTAGATATCAACGTGCTTCTATTAAAACACCCACCAAATAAATTTGAAAACTTTGAAGAAGAAGTTCAATACATTATCGGACACAATCGTAGAAATAACTTTATTAAAAACTTAGCACTTGACCTTAAAGGAAACACATTGATTCTTTATGCCAGAGTTGAAGGGCATGGAGAACCATTATATGAATTAATAAATAATAGTAATATTATTGAAAGTCGTAATGTCTTTTTTATTCATGGTGGGGTGGATACTGAAGATAGAGAAAAGGTTAGGGAAATAACTGAAAGAGAGAACAACGCAATTATCGTAGCATCTTATGGAACTTTCTCCACAGGCATTAACATTAAAAACTTACACAATGTTATTTTTGCTTCTCCTTCCAAGTCTCGGATTCGGAATCTACAGTCAATTGGAAGAGTTTTAAGAAAAGGTAATCAAAAAACTAGAGCAACTTTATATGATATTGCCGATGATATTAGCTACAAATCACGGAGGAACTACACATTAAATCACCTAATTGAAAGAATAAAAATTTATAACGAAGAAAATTTCGATTATGATATAGTAAACATACCAATTAAAAACTGATGAGAGAGGAATTTTACGCAATAATTAAATTAGTATCGGGTGAAGAGGTAATGTCTTTGGTTGTCGTAGACGAACACAACGATGAATCAGTGCTTCTATTGCAAGACCCTATTGTAATGCATATGAATAGTAATCAAAATATGAGCTATGTAAAAGTAAAACCTTGGTTGGAACTTACGGATGAAAGTGTATTCTTATTAACGTTAGATAAAATTATTACTATGACTGAGTGTAAAGATCAAAAATTAATAGAAATATATAAGAATTTTAATTTAAATAGTGATTGTGAAATTGAAAATGATAACTTCTATAAGAATAAGAAAAATGGTCAAGTAAAACCAGATTCTAAGATGGGTTATGTCTCTTCAGTAAAAGATGCCCGGAAAAAGCTTGAAGAATTATTTAAGATTAATCAAGAACCTAAAGAAAGCTAATAATTCCCTTCAAACCCCAACAGAGTTATTCTACTGACATTTTGATACCTTGTCAAGCCCCAAGTTTTGTGTTATAATAAAAACACCTTAAGAAGACGGAAACTAAAATGTTATGCCAAAGAAAAAGTCCGAACATTATGTAAATAACAAAGAGTTGCTGGAAGCAATGATTGTTTATAGAGCAAAGGTTTCCGTAGCAAAAGAAAAGTTTATTAAAAAGTATCCTGATAAAGAACCTCCAAAGTCTGGCCCATGGGAAGGTAAACCACCTATACCAAATTATCTTGGAGAGTGTTTTTTAAAGATTGCAACTCATTTATCATACAAACCAAATTTTGTAAATTATATGTTTCGGGAGGACATGATATCAGATGGAATCGAAAATTGCGTTCAATATATACATAATTTTGATCCTGAGAAATCCCGTAATCCTTTTGCATACTTTACTCAAATTATACACTATGCATTCTTAAGAAGAATACAAAAAGAGAAAAAACAATTAGATATTAAAACAAAGATTATTGAAAAGAGTGGATACGATGAAGTTATGGTAGTTGATGATGGAGCATTATCTGGTGCTGCTTCTGATTATAATACAATTAAAGATAATATTCAGTATCGCAATAATAATCGATGAAGGTTGCTATTATAACTGATACCCATTACGGGGCTAGGAAGGGTTCTAAGCATCTCCACGATTATTTTGAATTATTCTATAAGAATGTTTTCTTTCCGTCTTTAGAAGAGCATAATATAGATACTATCATTCATATGGGTGATATATTCGATAGTCGTAAGTCAATAGATTTACAGAGTCTTCAATGGTCTAAGAGAGTTGTATTTGAGCCATTAAAGAAATACAAAGTCCATGCTATTGTAGGTAATCATGATTGTTATTATAAAAATACTAATTTTGTAAACTCTCCAGAGTTATTATTAAAGGATTATCCAAATATAAAATTATATTCTAAAGCAACTGAAATTAAAGTTGGTAAAGCAAAGATATTAATGCTTCCTTGGATTTGTAGTGAGAACTATGAAGAAAGTATGAATAGTATTTCTAAGACCAAAGCAAAGGTTGCTATGGGTCATTTAGAAGTAAATGGATTTAAAGCAACCCGTGGCCATATGATGGAAAACGGGATGGATACTAAAGTCTTTAATAAGTTTGAAAAAGTTTATTCAGGACATTTCCATACACGTTCTAATGATGGGAAGATTTATTATCTTGGTAATCCATATGAAATGTTCTGGAATGATGTAAATGACCCAAGAGGATTTAATATTTTTGATACAGAAACTTTAGAACATACTCCAGTTGATAATCCATATAGATTATTTTATAATGTATATTATGAAGATACTAATTATAAATTGTTTAATGCTACTGAGTATGAGAACAAGATAGTAAAGATTATTGTTCGTAAAAAATCCAATCCAAAAGATTTTGAAAAGTTTATCGATAAATTATACTCTGTCGGTGTTCAAGATTTAAAGATAGTTGAAAATTATGGAATACAGGAAAGTGAGGATTTTGAAGTAGAAGAGGAGGAAAGCACTATATCCATTTTAAATAGATATATTGAGGAGTCTGAATTTGATCTTGATAAAAGTATTATCAAAAGTATATTTCAGGATCTTTATAGGCAAGCTTGTGAGGTAGAATAATGTTCCTTCTAACACTTAAAGAAAAAAAGGATGAAGGTGCTTATGCCGTTCAAGATTCTGATGGTGATAAAGTTCTATTTTTATTTGAAGAAGAGGATGATGCCGAAAGATATGCTATGATGTTGGAGGAAGATGATTGTGAATATACTCAAAAAATAATGGATGTTATTGAAGTTGATGATAACCTTGCTATAAAAACCTGTAAGATGCATAACTACAAATATGCAGTGATTAAACCTGATGACATTGTGATTCCCCCTAAGCATGATAAAATTTAAGAAAATCCGCTATAGAAATTTTTTAAGTACTGGACAACATTGGACTGAAATAGATTTTCTAAAACATAATACTAACCTTATTATTGGTACTAATGGTGCTGGAAAATCCACTATGTTGGATGCACTTACCTTTGGTCTATTCAATAAACCATTTCGTAAAATTAATAAAGGTCAATTAATCAATACTACTAATGAAAGGGATTGTTTAGTTGAGGTAGAATTTGATATTAATCATAGAGAGTACTTGGTTAGAAGGGGAATAAAACCAAATATATTTGATATTGAAGTGAATGGGAATCCACTTCATAAACAGGCAGATGATCGTACCAATCAAAAAATATTAGAAGAAACTATATTAAAGGTAAATTACAAATCATTTACTCAAATTGTAATCTTGGGTAGTAGTAGTTTTGTACCCTTTATGCAATTGAATGGTACAAATCGTAGAGAGGTTATTGAAGATCTTTTAGATATTCGTATTTTCTCTGCTATGAATAATATCATTAGAGAGCATATGAGAGTCAGGAGAGAACAAATAAAATCTCTTGATTTGAAAAAAGATAATCTTAAAGATAAAATGTCTATGCAAAAGAATTTTATTAAAGAGTTAGAAGAGCAAGGAAAAAATAGTATTGAATCTAATAAGATTAAGATTCAAAATTTATCTATAGAAAATGATACTCATATCGAAAAGAATGATATGATAGAAGCAGATATTTCTGACCTTGTAAAGGAGCAAGAAGGAGTTACTGGTTCTACTGAAAAGTTAAAGAAACTAAACAATCTTAAAGGTAAACTTGCCCAGAAAGTATCTACCATTACCAAAGAGCATAAGTTTTTCACAGACAATACGGTATGTCCTACTTGCACTCAAGATATAGAAGAATCGTTTCGTTTAAATAGAATTGCTGATGTTCAAAAAGAAGCAAAGGAACTTAAGAAAGGTTTCAAAGAACTTGAAGATACTATTAAA